TTATGCAGCTTGGCTTTGCGGGGTTTCAGCACTACGTCCACTGTCCGGCTGTGCCCAGATTGTGACCGCTGCGGCGTGCGCCGCCAAGTGGTCGGGCGCGAGATGGGCATAGCGCAGCACCATCTCGTACTTCGACCAGCCGCCCATCTCCATCAGCCGGTTCAACGGCGTGCCGGCCTGCACGTGCCAGCTTGCCCACGTGTGCCGCAGATCGTGGAACCGGAAGTTCCTGATCCCGGCCCGCGCACACGCGCGCTGCCACTGCTCGTTGTTCCAGGCCTGCACGACCTTGCCGCGTCGAACGAACACGTGCGTGTCGTGCTTGCCCAGCTGCCGGCGGATCGTCGCTACCGCCTCGTCGTTCAGCGGCACGCCGATCGGTTTGCGTGCCTTCGCCTGGTCCGGATGGATCCACGCGCGGCGATTCACGAGATCGACCTGCGACCACTCCAGGCCGAGCACGTTCGCGCGACGCAGGCCGGTGGCCAGCGCAAAGGTCGCCACGTCGCGCAGCCAGTCGGCCTGAATCCCCTCGAGCAGCGCGTGCGCTTCCTCGCGCGTGATCCAGCGGATCCGCTTCGGTCCCTTCGGCTTCTCCTGCAGCCGCGGAGCCTTGTCCAGCCATTCCCACTCGTACACCGCCGTGTTGAACATACCGCGCAACGTCGCGAGGTAGAGATTCTGCGTGCTGACGGCGATCGTGCGCGCCGTCTTCGCCCGCCGGTTCACGGTGGGCAGGTTGTCGTAGATGTCGTCGGCCGTGATGCTGTCGATGCGCCGGCCTGCGAACACCGTGCGCCAATACCCAATGTGCAGCAGCTTGTTGCGGTAGTCCGTCGTGCCCGCGTGCTTCTGCAGGAACCGGACTGCCATCTCGTCGAAGGTGCGGCGAGGGCGCTCGCCGAGCTTCGCGGAGCGCCACAACTCGTGCTTCACCTTGTCGTGCAGCTCTTGCGCCTCCTTTCGGTCGGTCGTGCCAGTAGTCTGTCTAATTCGGCCGCCGCCTGGTTTGCGGATATCGAGGTACCAGACGTCGGACTCTTTGCGCTTTCGGATCGCCATGATGCATGCTCCTGGTTATCCTGCGCCGGTCGGTCGGAATTGTACCGCTCGGTCGCCTGTTTCAATTTTTCCGGCCAGATCCTCCAGACCGAACCGATCTGGAAGAAACCCAGCTCTTTGCGGTGCGCGTACGCGGTCGCGTAGCTGATGCCGAGCAGCGCCGCGGCTTCCTTCAGGTTCAGGGCCCGGTCGGTCATAGCAGCCCTACCAGACGGCCGGTCACCAGCGTGGCGATGAATCCGCATGCGGACGCGATCTGTGCACAGCGCAGCAGGCAATCGATCTGCATCGTCTGTTTCAGCTCTTCCATGTCGTCATGTCCCGAATGAAGTTGTCGACGCCCTGTTTCGTGTCGATCACCCGGACGTCCATCCCGACGTCGCGCAGGCGCGCGATCTCGCGCTCCTGACCTTCGCGCGGTGTCTTGCCGGGCCGCTTCAGCTCGACGAGCACCGCGGGCACGCCCAGGAATTTCACGAACCGGTCGGGCCCGTGGCGTCGGCCGATCCATTTCAGCTTCCGTTGCTCGCCACCGTGCGCCTTCACCTGCGCGACGAAATAGGCCTCCACGTTCGCTTCACGCACGGCGTGCCCGGATCTGCAGGTTGAGCAGCTGCAGGCGCAACTCGGCCGCCTGGCGCAGGTAGAAGCGCTCCGAGTGCTCGAGCATGGAGCGCTCTTTCTGCACCGCTTCGAGGTGGAACGCCACGCTGGCGAGCTGGTGGCGCAGGAACAGGTAGCGGATGAAATTCAGCATGGTCAGTCCTTACGGTAGCGATAGCCGGTGAATCCGCCGGCAGAAAGGGGGAGGCCGGCGGCCCAGTCCGGAACCGTGGAAATCAGCTCGGACAGGTGGGCGTCGTTGAATTCGTCGGTGTCGGGCGCTTCGGTGAGCAGCTCGTCGTGGATCGATAGCCCGATCTCATAGCCGGCGTCCTCGACGCGCGGCATGTTGTAGAACAGCACGTCGCGCGCGATCGCCTGGCAGAGGTTCTCGAAGATCTTCCCGCCGTAAGTCTTCACACGCTGCCACTTCCGGCTGTACTGGTTGACGCCCATGTAGCTGATCTGCCCGCCGTCATCGACCTGCGGCGCGATGTAGCAGAGCTGGCGGCTGGACGGCAGCTGCACGCGCAGCCAGTTCCCGTCGCGCCGCATGACGATCCGCCGCGCGCGCACGGTGTCGCCCGGGTGGCAAATCGCCTGAATGACGGCATCCTTCAACTCGGGCCAGTAGCTGGACGTCATCGGGTGCGCGCGGCGCCAGAGGCGCTTCAGGATGTCGCAGGCGATGAACACGTCCTGCGGCAGGCCGAGCGTGCGGTGCTTCTTCACCGCCCAGTCCCACATGCCGCGCGCCTCGCGCACGACTTCCGGGTCGATCGTGCCGAGCGCGGCGAACACGGCGGCGCGGATCGCTTCGAGCTCCATCTTGTAGGTCATCGTGAACGTGACGAACGCGCCGACGCCGCCCTCGTACGCGAGCGCGAGCTCCTGCACCTTGCCGAGCTGGCGCATGGCTTTCGTGACACTGGCGATCGAGACGCCGAACGACCGCGCGTACGCCTGGATGTACAGGTCGACACCCTTGCGGATCTCCTTGCCGTGCTCGTCGAAGCCCAGGATCGTGTCGTAATCGCGGAACGCCCGCAGCTTCCACTCTTCGCCGGCCAGCCACGCGGCGACGCGGCCCTCGATGTTCGACAGGTCGGACACGACCAGGCGCTTGCCGGACGCGGAGATGATCGTGCCGCGCACGACGTTAGCGGTCAGGCCCATCACGTTCGTGAAGATCTGGTCGGCGCAGCCGGCCTTCAGCGCGTCGATGCCCATCGCCGTGTAGCGTTCGGCGTCGCCGTCGGCGAGCTTCGCCACGCCCAGCTCGCGCGCCATCAGGTCGACGTCCGGGCGCGGCATGTTGCCGGGCTGGAACAGGCGGTGTGCGATCCGGCCGGTGCGGTTGGCGCCGCAGAACTGCTGCGTGCCGCGTAGGCGCCCGTCGCTCGACACGCCGCGCAGCAGCGTCTGGTACTTCGACGTGCTGGTCATCGTCGCCTCGAGGCGGATCACGAGCAGCTCGCGCAATGCGTCCGGCAGGTCCGGGTCATTGATGCGGCGCTCGAGCGTCGACTTCTTCAGGTCGGGCAGGTCGACGCCGTGCTCGGCGAGCAGATATTCGAGCAACTTGTCGCGCTGCGTCGCGGCCTGCACTTCGCCGTCGGTGAGCTCGACTGTGCGCTCCTTCAGTTCCTTCTTCGCCTGGTCGGTGGCCGCGACCGCCGCGCGCGCGAGTTCCAGATCCATCTGGATGCCGCGCATGTTGATCCGCTGATCGAGGTGCCAGAGCGCCAGCTCGCCGGCGCGGTTCGGGTAGTTCCACTTCGGCATCTTCTCGTGCACCGCGCGCATCGCCGTGATATCGCTGCCGGCGTAGGCGAGGAACCCGGCCCATTCCTTCGGGTGGGTCAGGCGCGTGGCACGGCGCAGCTCGCTGTACGCGGGCCGCGGCTTGCAGAACAGCTGGATGTAGGTCTGGCCATCCTTGTCCTTCGCCTTGTCGACCGGGATCTTGAACAGGTCGCAGAGCAGGCCGAGCGAGCCGGGCAGGGAGTGGGCGTAGGCCTGCACCATCGTGTCGCGCCAGCGCTCGGCCGGCATGCGCTCGAAGATCTCCGGCGCGGCGTGCAGCAGAACGGGGCGATCGAACATGCCGCCGTTCTGCCACCAGTACTCGTCGGCCTCGTCGAGCGCGAAGTCGAGTTCGTCGGGCATGCGCGGATCCGCCGTGCGGTCCCACGTGCCGACCGGCCCGTTGTCGACGGCCCACGTCACGATCATCACCTCGGCCTTTTCAGCGTAGACGTGCGTGCCGTGTTTCAGCGGCGTCTCGCAGAACGTCTCGGTGTCGATCCAGAGCTTCACGGCAAGTCAGCCCGTAATGCGGTGGCGCGTGATGCCGGTGATGCCGGGCGGCAGCCCGGGCTCGGCCTGATCGGGCTGCAGAAATTCCGAATTGACGTCGGTGGTTCCGGTCGCCTTGATGAAATCGACCTCGACCTTGGCGCTATCGACCAGGACACGCGCCACGTCGGCAACAGCGCGCGCGCGATCGATGTCCATCGGCTGCTCGCGGTTGCGCAGATCGGCCAGGGTATCGAGAAGGTGCTGGCGTACCGTGGTGATGTTGTTACTCATGATTGCGGCTCCTTCGCCTCGCGGGCGATTCGATTGACCTGGCGGGTAATCGCGCCTTTCAGCTGAACCAGCTTCGCCAATTCCGGGTTGCGGGATCGTGGATGGTTTCGCCGCGCAAGCTCGGCGCGGCTTACAAGCTCGAGTGCATCGAGCGTGATCTTTTCGAGTTCGGCGCTACGGCGTCCGGGGAGGAAGCACACGACATGGCCGTCCGGCACAGGTCCGTTTGCCGCTTCCCATACGAGACGATGAACGCCGACCCACCGCCGGGCTGGCACTGGGTGATCGTCGGTTACCTTCTGCTCGAGATAACCGTCCTTGCTCAGGCGCAGTGAACCGATCGGGACATAGTTGTGCTGGGCTGCGCCACTCATTGAGCCCTTTTTGAACTGCGTACGGCGGGAGTTAGGGTGCGTGCCGCATACGCCTTTCACGCCCTTATTCCATGTCGCATGACCTGGCTTGAACTGCGTCGCGGCCATGCGCGCGTCCTGCCGGCCGCGTTGAATACGACCGCATCGATCGGATTCCATGAACGCCGCCGACTTGTATAGGCCGAGTGCTGCCGCTTTGGCGTATACGCGCGCTTCCGAACATCCGAACTCGACGGCCAAATCCGCGGTTGCTCGGTGCGGATACTCGCGATTCAGTTTCTCGATTTCGGCGGGGGTCCAGAAGCGGCGGGGCGGCAACGTCGACCCGAATTTGCGCTTGGTCATGCTGCCTTCCGGAACGGGGTGTAGTGACGGCCTTCCGCGACGCACTGACGCACGTTCGACTTCTGCGAGCCGCCGGCCAGGTGCTCCCAGTTCACGCAGCACGGGTTGTTGCACATGTGCTTGCAGACCATGCGCGAGGTCAGCCGGCGGCCGGTGAAGGCCTTCAGGGATTCGCGGTGTGCGCCGCGGTGCTTGATCTTGCCGGTGCGTGCGCGGACGTTCAGCGTGCCGTAGCCGCTGGAGCCGTACGCACCGGTCCAGATCCAGCACGGCGAGCCGTTGTAGAACGAATCGGGCGACAGCACGCTATTCGCGATGATCCGTTCCTGCATGTTCTCGTAGCGAGCCACCACAGTCTCCTGTTACGTAGTCCTAAGTCCGGCATTCCCTGGCTTTCCGTTGCCTGATTTCAGCGTCTACGGTTTGTGCACCTGCGCGCCGTGTACCTGTCCGCGGGCGACGCGCATTAGCAAGCCAGGGCGGGGAACCGCAGTGCCGGCTGCGGCTGGTATCAGACGCCCCGCTGCTTCCTGTCACCGGCTGTGCCAGCCGGCCTTGTAGTCGATTTCCGCTTTCTTGGGCTGGGGATCGTTCGGATCGACTCCCGCCTCGAAAACCGGATACAGCTTCGTTTCCGTATCGAACCAGATCAGGCCCGCGTGGCATGGACCAACCTGGACGTAACGACGTACCGCAACCGCTTCCATTTCCGCCTCCATCAGGCGATGTCGTCCTCGGTGTCCGGGGCGTCGATTTCGGTGAAATCGTCGTCCGAGAGCGCCGTGCCGGCCGTGAATGCGTCGCCGTCCTTGACGAACTGCACACCGCGCAGCGTCGCGCGCACGGCCTTGCCGAACTTGTTGTCCTGCGCCCAGATCTCGACCGTGGCGTTCACATAGCAGCCGGCGTAGGGCCGGCCGTCGTCTTTCGACAGCGGGGACTTGTCGCGGTCCATCACGAGCGGTCGGCCCTTTTCCTCGCCGCGCGACGCCGACAGCGCGAAGTTGCCCTCGTAGCCGTCGTAGGCTTTCACGTCGCCATCGATCCAGCAGAACTTGTTCGAGTTGCCCTCGATCTGCTTCAGGATCGACGGTGCCTTGGCCTTCCACTTTTCGGTAGCGACGGCCTCGATCACCTTGGCCATCGTGGTCTTCTTCCAGGACTTGTCCTCCTGCTGCAGCATCACCGGCTGATCTTCCGGCTGCAAGAACGTCGCCTTGTACGAGAACGGCCCCTGGCCTTCGTACTGCACGGCCGTGAACAGATCCGGGAACGACAGACGAACGTTCTGGAGTTGAACGATTGGCATAGCGGTTACTCCTTGAAGTAGTCGGGATAGCTCGTGCGCACCATGTAGATCGCGAAGTCGATCCGGTTGGCGCGCGCCGTCGGATCAGCGACATCCTTCACTTCTTCCGCCGCGCGCCGCAAGATCGCACTGGCCTCGGGCGGCAATACTTTGTGAGCCCAGAACCGGGCTTCGTCCGCGTTCATAGCAGATCACCTCCGTCATCGTCGGGAATTGCCTGGAAGTCGTCCTCGGGCGGCGTGATCGTGAGCGCGGGCCGCTTGTCGGACTCGGGAGCGACGGACGGCGCGCCGTCGCGCTGGGTGATGAGCTGCTCGACCTTCTTCCAGCGCCGCGGGGAATCCTTGGCGAGCAACTTGTCGGCCTGCGTGGGGCTAATGAGCTTCGAGTTGTACATCTGCTCGTGCTTCAGGCGCATGCCCTTCAGCAGCTTTTCCGCTGCCTCCGCGTCTGCCCACTGCCGCGCGCCGCGTCGACCTTGCACGAGCTTCACGCCAGGCACCGCGTGCCCGCTGAACAGCTCGTGCTCGATGCGGCCGAGCACGGCCTTGCCCCACAGCTCGATCAGGGGAAGTGCCGGATAAATTCGGCCCAGCGCTTCGCCATCGAGCAGTTCGACGGCCTCGACAGTCGGCATGCCGCCATCCAGTCGCAGCTCTTCGTCTGCCAGCGTGTCGAAGTCCGCGCCGATCGTGGCCTCGACGTGCTTCGCGAGGGCCGGGCATACAGCCTTCGCCTTGCAGAATCGGCACTGGTTTTCGCCGGGGTTGAACCACTCGGGTAGCCAGGTGTCATCGACGTTCTCCCGGAAAGTCTTGATCTCGATCGCGCGCTTAGCCGCCGGGCGCGCTATGGCGTCGACCCATGCCACCAGCTCGTCTTCTGACGTGCGCCACTCGCTCGGCGTCTCGTCGACGCGAGGCTGGTGGATCACGATGTTGACGGCGTCGAACTGGTAGAAGTCAGACTGGTCCTCGAGCACCGCATCGGCGTAGATCATGGCCTGTGGATTGCGCTCGGCCTCGACCTTCACGCCGCGTCCGAACTTCAGGTCCCATATCTCGATTTCCGTGCGTCCGTTCGACCAGACCGCGATGAGCACGGCATCGCTCGTACCGCGCGCGCCGCGCTCGCCGGTGATGTGCTCGATCGGCAGGCGCTGCTCGACGAGCAGCGTCACTGTCGCGCCGGCCAGCTCGAGCGCGCGGATCCGGTCGCGGATCGCGTCGACGTAGACCTGGATCGCGTCGGCCATGTCGGCGTCGACTTCGAACGTGCGGCGCGGAGCTTCCGGCGTGCCGCCGACCGGGATGATCGTGCCGATGTGCTGGTGCGCGTCCTCGCCGGCGTTCAAGCACCACTTCGCGAGCTCGTGCGCGGCGGTGCCTTCGTCGACGTATTCGCTCGACTCGTCCGGCTGCCCGATCTGCGCCGCGGTCGACGCAGGGCACTCGATCCAGGTGTGGGCCGACGAGGGCGACAGGAGCGCGTGCTCCTGGTCCGCGACGACGGCTGCCGTGGTGCTCATGGTCAGGCCTCCGTCGTGATCGATGCGGTGGCGTCGACACGGCCCGACAGGACGTCGAGGCAAAGCGCGAAGAAGTCCTGGTACTGCTCGGGGTCCAGACCGCGCTTGTCGGCCTTCGCGGTCACCGCCTGCGCGCCGAAGCGCCCGAGCACCGCATTCGCCTGCGCGCGATCGATCTTCGAGTTGATCGCGAGGATCGCGGTCTTTATGTTGTCCAGCGAGGCTTCGCCGTCCTTCAGGCTGACGTACGTTTCCGCGCAGACTTCAGCCCAGGGCTGCAGCTCGGGCGCGGCGCTGAATTTCCCGGGAGTCGGTGCAGACTGTTCGCCAGACGGTGCAGAGGTCGCAGCCGCAGTCGACTGCGTGGCCTCCGACGGCTTTTTTGCGGTGCCCGCTTCCTTGTCCGCGAGCTGCTTCTGCGCGGCAGCGACCGCCTGCACGCCCGGCGCGGAGTGGAGCGCGGCGCTCGCCTGCGCGGTTTGCAGTGCGCCGATGGACAGCAGGGCGGCGGTGAGTTCCTTGATCGCGGCGGTGTTTGCTTCGAGGGCAGCTTCCAGACTCATTTGTCTTTCTCCGATAAGTAGTACTGAATCACTCGTCGACCGAAGTGACGATGAACGTTCCAGCGTCATTCACGCGATACCACGTGTTCGCCTCGATGTTTTCGCCCACGTAACCGACGGCGAACCGCGCGCGGCCAGCGGCGTCGGTATAGACCACCGCAATGGATCCGCTTTCTCCGGCCTTTACGACCGAGCCGACGCCAGCGCAAGCAATGACAGCGTTCGGGCCGGTCGCATCGATCCGCGCGGAGTTGCCGCTGGAGCCGATCCGCGCGTAGTACCCGCTGGAGCCGATCCGCGCGGAGTTGCCGCTGGAGCCGATCTGCGCGGAGTCGCCGCTGGAGCCGATCTGCGCGTAGTACCCGCTGGAGCCGATCCGCGCGGAGTTGCCGCTGGAGCCGATCTGCGCGGAGTCGCCGCTGGAGCCGATCTGCGCGGAGTCGCCGCTGGAGCCGATCCGCGCGGAGTTGCCGCTGGAGCCGATCTGCGCGGAGTCGCCGCTGGAGCCGATCCGCGCGTAGTACCCGCTGGAGCCGATCCGCGCGTAGTACCCGCTGGAGCCGATCTGCGCGGAGTCGCCGCTGGAGCCGATCTGCGCGTAGTACCCGCTGGAGCCGATCCGCGCGGAGTTGCCGCTGGAGCCGATCTGCGCGGAGTCGCCGCTGGAGCCGATCCGCGCGGAGTTGCCGCTGGAGCCGATCTGCGCGTAGTACCCGCTGGAGCCGATCCGCGCGGAGTTGCCGCTGGAGCCGATCTGCGCGGAGTCGCCGCTGGAGCCGATCCGCGCGGAGTTGCCGCTGGAGCCGATCCGCGCGGAGTCGCCGCTGGCATCACCCTCGGTCGGTGCATCGACCGTCGACGGCGTCGCGAAGGCTTCCTTCACCAGGTCGAGCATGTACTGGACGGCTGCGGTGATTACGCCCGGCAGGCCGACTTCCGCATCGAGGGTGATCTTCGCAGCAGCGATCTTGCTGTCGTTGCCGTCGCGACTCAACGTGCCCGAAAGCGTGACCTTGCAGAACCGCGACTGATGCACCGGGTAGTAGGCCCACGTGTCGAGCGGGTTCTCGCATGCGTGAAAACCGCTCGAGCAGGCCGCCACACGGCCCGTATGTTCGTACGTCTTGCCGACTTCGTATTGAAAGTCGCGGCACTGCAGATTCTTGTCGAAGCCCTTCCAGGCAACGATGGTCTTTTCGGTCATGACACGCTCCGCTTCGGTGGATGAAATCTAGCACTACATGGCTAGTCTAGCAACTGAATGCTGCGTGTCAAGCATTAAAATGCTAGAAGCTGGGCGAACAAAAGCCCGCCGAACGCGGGCTTCATTCACCGGTTGCTGCGCGGCGCTATTGCCGCTGCCAGCCCATCTTCGAATAGGCGGCTGCGCATTCGTCGATCTCGTGCTGCGCGATGATCGGGAAGACGCCGGGTGTGGACGCATTGCACTGGGCTACCTGCCCACTGGTGGGATCGCGAAATACTGCCGGCGATGCGCAACCTGTCGTCGCGATCGCTGTTGCTACTGCCCCGAGAAGCAATTTCATGACGTCTCCTGATTCGTGGGGATGACCCTCTGCTTGTACGTGCTGGGAAAGGGGATCACCCGGGCGGTGGCCCTCTTATCCAGCCTTCTGCTGAGATGGGCTCCATGTTAGATGCTCGTCCAGTACCTGTTTTACCGCGGATTGAACTGCTTTCGCGATGAGGCCGTCGAGCCCTGTCGCTTCCCCCGTACCGCTCTTTTCTTCTATGGGCGCCAGGGGTGGCGGGGATTCCGATCGCATGAGCTGCGCGCCGAGGTTTGGCGCGAGAAGCTGCCACGGCTCGACGCGAAAGAACCGCGCGATTCGCTCGAGCACGTCGACAGTCGGATTCCCGTTGCCGTACTTGATCCGGCCGAGCGTACCGTCCGCAACCTGGATCTGCTTCGAGAGGTTCAGACGTGAAATATCGGGCCGGCGCTCGAGCAGCGCGGTCAGGTTCTCTGCGAGTATTTTCTGGGTGTCTAGCATGATAGTACCAGTTTAGGAGGTTGATCTAGCAATGAGTTGCTTGAGTGTCTAGCCACGTAATGCTAGATTTCGAGCAGACTCGACGAAGGAACAGCCATGTCGCTTGTTACATTGATCAGGACCGAATTGCTCGCCCGGAAGGGCGATTGGCCACGCATCAGCCAAGAGACGGATATCTCGTACTGGTGGCTGACGAAATTCGCCCAAGGGCGAATCGAGAACCCGGGCGTGCGCGTGCTGGAGAAGCTGCAGCAGTACTTCGAAGCAGCTGCGCGCTGAACGAGGCGCCCGAATGCCAAACGACATCCTTGTCGGCGCGCTGGCGCCGATCATTTCGCGCGTGCGCACGTCCACATGCTGCGTAAAGCGCCCGCAGGGCGCGCGCCGCGTCAAGTCGCCGCTGACTGCCGATCGCCTGGCTCACCACGTGAATGGCGGCCCCGCGTACGGCGTCTATCCGATGGAGCCGGGGTCATCCACGACGCGCGTCGCGCTGTTCGATCTGGATGCCCATCACGGCGAGACGCCGTGGACTGAAATGCAATCCGCCGCGCTATCGCTGATGCAAGCGCTCGAAGCGCGCGGGCTGAAACCGTTGCCGTTCCGCAGCTCGGGCGGCGCGGGGGTCCACGTCTACGTCCTCTGGGACGCGCCGCAGGACGCGCGCAGCGTGCGCACCTACCTACGTGCCGCCCTGGCCGATGCCGGCTTTGCGGACGGTCCTGCCGGCGTCGCAGCCGGCGAGGTCGAGCTGTTCCCCAAGCAGGACAGCGTACCTGAGGACGGCTACGGCAATATGTTCGTTCTCCCGCTTGCCGGCGCTTCTGTCCCGCTCGATCCGTTCGAGCTGGATGACATGCCGCGCGAATGGGCGGCGAGCATGGAGTGGCCGGCCAGTCCGGCCGTGCCGCTGACGCCTGCCGAGCCGCGCGAGGCGCCGGCCACCACCGACGTGTCGGTCGAGCTGCAGCTGCTGAAATCGGCGCTCGACGCGATCCCGAACACGGGCGAGTTCGAACTCGACTATGACAGCTGGCGCAACATCATCTTTGGCATCCACCACGCGACGCAGGGGTCCGACGAGGGGCGCCAGCTTGCGCACGAGTTTTCGGCCCGGTCATCGAAGTACGATCCCCAGTTCCTCGACGCGCGTGTGTGGCAGTACGTGCACGACAACCACGACGAGCTCATTACGGCCCGTTCGATCCTGCACATCGCCGCGCGCGACTACGGCTGGGAAGAACCGATCGCGGACGAGTTCGACGTGCTGGAGCCGGACGAGCCCGAAGGACGCATCAACTCGTTCCGGCCGGCGCTCGAGCGCGCCGAAGAGACGATCAAGCCGGATCTGGTCAAAGGGGTGGTGCCCGACGCCGACTTCGGCATCGTGTTTGGCGCGCCGGGCGCCGGCAAATCGTTCGCGGCGATCGACCTGGGCTTTCACCTGGCGCTGGGCCGCGCGTGGCGAGGCCGCAAGACCAAACAGCGCCGGGTGTTCTACGTCGCGGCCGAAGGCGCGCACGGCGTGCGCCGCCGCGTGAAAGCCTGGGCCCGACATCACGGCGTATCCGGCGCGGTGCCGTTCTACACGCGCGAGCGCGCGATCAACCTGTACGCGAAAAACGGATGGGTGAAGGCGGCCGAGGACATCAACGAGATCGCCCAGAAGGAGCGCGGCGTCATCTTCATCGATACGCTCAGCCGATCTATTCCCGGCGTCGAAGAGAACTCGGCCAAGGACATGAGCCAGGTTATCGAGAACTGCCACGCGCTCGGCCGTGCGACGGGCTGCATGGTAATCGTGATCGCCCACGCGGGCAAGGACGCCGAGCGCGGCGTGCGCGGCTCGTCGACGCTGCGCGCGGCCGCGGACTTCGAGCTGTCGGTGACGCGCCACCTCGAAACGCCGTGGCGCTGCATCAAGCTCACCAAGGCCAAGGACGACATAGACGGCACCGAATTCGGCTTCACGCTGACATCGGTCGAGGTCGGCAAGGACGAGGACGAGGAAGTCGTCTACTCGGCCGTAGCTGAGGCCGACACCGGCCCGCGACCAGTCGAAGCGGCAGCGCGACCGAAGAGCGCGGCGGCGGCGCGGGCGCTCGATGCTTATCTGGAGCTCGCGGAGTTCGCGTCCGACGGCTGGGTCGAGGTGGAAAAGGTTATCGATCGCGTGCTCGAACTGCATCCGAATGAGCATAAAAACGCACGTTTCTACGTGCGGCGGTGGCTTTCCGGCGCAAACAAACTTGAAATTTTTGACACGTTCGACGGAAAAATTCGAGCCTCATTTCACCAGACTTCACCAGGTGATGACCTGGTGAATGGTGAATGAGCCGCCTTGTTTCACCAAATTCACCAAATGCCTATAGGCATGGTGAATTGGTGAAAGCGGATCAGGGCTCACTGGGTAGTACTACGTAAAAAATTGCGAATTGGTTGGTTTCTGATGATGGCCTGAACGCGGATTGTTTTACACGTTCAGGGGATGGAAATGATCTCGTTGGGTGGAATGGAAAGGGAAGGGACGATGTGCCGCCGTATATGCAAAGTGCTCGAAGAGGGCAAGAGGACCGAGCTGCAGATATCGGACGCGACGGGGATATTGCTGCCGAGCGTGTGCAAGTACCTGAAGCTGTTGTGCGCCGAGGGGTACGTGTGTCGGGCCGAGTTCACGGTGAATCGTCGAGGCGTGGCGCAAGGGCGCCGGCCGAGGCTGTTCGTGCGCACGGCCAAACCACTCCCGCCGGTTCTGGAGCGCACCGCGCCGCTGCCGATCAGGGAAGTGGCGCGCACGATCGACGCCATGGTGCGGGGTGCGCGATGAAGCCGTGGACGATCCGGTGCCCGGGTTGCGGGCGTGAGTACCAGGTGCCGCTGCTCGCGATCGTGAGAGGCCGTTGGCCGTGGCGCTGCGCTCAGTGCACGAGCGCCCAGCCGAGGAAGTCGACGTGATTGAGCTCGAGCCAGTCGTCGCGCGATTCGAGGCCGCACGAGGCCGCCATGTGGTCGGCCATCTCCTCGGGCGTGGGTGCGCGATCGAAGGCGCAGTAGCCCCACGGGGCGTCGCGGTCGGGGGAGAGGATGGCGTAGAGCATGGGCGCGAGGATAAGGCGGATGGGGATCGGGAAAAAATGATGTTCTGTCGCCGTTCGCGCGCGCGTGCGGCTTGGGCTTTATCTCGCGCAGGATAAACATAGCCCGAAAGGGAGGAAGAGGGTGTCGAGCGCGTGCCGAAAACATCGATCAAGTTAAGCATTCACTACATTACATCACTGAAATGTGTCTTTCGATAGCATTACGTTTTGCGCTGCACCCAGACCGCGAAATGCAGATCGAGGCGCGAAATGCGCGTAAGTCATTGATTTAATTGAATTGGTGCGATGCAGCGAGAGTTGACATAATAGGGGTTATCGGCGGTTCGGATGGGTTTTTGGTGTGAATGAGAGACATTCTCGAATGGAATCTTTCAAAATCCTAACTCTGGGGTCACCAGGGGCCCCACGGACGGGGGCGACGAAATTTCGCGGACCCCCACGCCCATCCGCGCATCGGAAAAACATCAACCTGCAAAAAACTGCGAGTTCGTGAAATGTCACTGACCGACGCCGCGCTGCTGAAAGCCATCTCCGACGACCGCGCCCTCGGTTCGGCAATGGTGTTCGCACACCGCCACCCGCAGGCGTCACCGCCGTGCCACGTCGAGATCATGGATCTGTGGCGCAGCCAGGACGAATTCGTGCTGATCGAGATGTTTCGCGAAGGCGCGAAGTCGACGCTGTCCGAGGAATTCCTGCTGCTCGAAGCGGCTTTCGGCAACTTCGGCTACTGCCTGATCCTCGGCGAAACCTACACGAAGGCGTGCCAGCGCCTCGAGGCGATCAAGTTCGAAGCCGCGCGAAACATGAAGCTGCTCGGGCTTTTCGGCAAGTTGAAGCAGGCCGGCCGAGTGTGGAATGAGAACCAGATGGAGCTCGCCAACGGCGTGCTGCTCGAGGCGCACGGCTACGAGGAAGAGTGGCGCGGGTTCAAGTGGCACGACCTGCGGCCCGACCGTGCGTACATCGACGACCTGGAGAATGCCGAGCGCGTGAAGAGCAAGCAGGCCGTCGATGCGACGATGAAGAAGCTCTATCTCGAGCTGATGCCGGCCATGGACAAGGTCAAGGGCAAGATCCGCGTCACGGGCACGCCGCTGGCCGAGGACTGCATGATCACGCGCCTGCGCGACAACTCGGACTGGACCAGCCGGCGCTACCCGATCTGCGATCGCGACATCGACGATCCCGACGCGCGCGCGACGTGGCCGGAGCGCTACCCGATGGAGTGGATTCGGCGCAAGCGCGACGAGGCCGAGCGCGCCGGGCAGCTGCGCGGGTTCCTGCAGGAGTACATGCTCATGGCGATCGGCAGCCAGGACAAGCCGTTCGAAGGTGAGCATATCCGGGAGTGCGCGGTGGACCCCGCGCCGTGGCTGCCGAAGGTGGTGATCACGGATCCGGCGCGCACGACGGACGTGAAGAAGAGCGATCGCAGCGGGCGCGTGGTGGTCAGCCGGATGGGCACGAAGATCTACGTGCACGCGAGCTCGGGCGAGTTCTGGAAGCCGGACGAGGTGATCGACGACGCGTTCAAGACGTCCGCGCGCTACGGCAACGCGGCGGTGGCGATCGAGAAGAATTCGCTCGACGAATGGCTGTTGCAGCCGATGCGCGCGGAGATGCTCCGGCGCGGGGTGACGCTGGCGCTGCGCCCGCTCACCGCGCCGCAGGATCGCGACAAGACGCAGTTCATCATGGGCATGCAACCGTTCTTCGAAGCCGGTGACATCGTGCTGGTCGGCGGACAGGGGCAGCACCCGAAGCTGGTCGCGGAGATCCTGAACTTCCCCAGCGGGCGGCGCGACATCCTGAACGCGCTCGCGTACTTCCAGCGCGTGTTCGCGGGCGCGCCCGTGTACGAGGACTTCGGGCAGTGGAACCTCGTCACCGAGTACGAGCCGAGTCAGCAGCATCCGCTCGCGCTCGCGTTCCACGCGACGGCCACGGAAACCACTGCGGCGCTGCTCTGCATCGAGGGGCAGCGCGTGGTAATCGTGGCGGACTGGATCTCGCCCGTGCCGCCCAAGGAGGCGGTACCGGACGTTGCGCAACTGGTGCGCGCCGCCTTTCCGCGCGCGCGCGTCACGGCGTGGCTACCGGCCGACGTGCTGGACCAGGCCGACCGCATGCCGATCGTGCAGGCGCTGCGCGCCGCGAACATGTACCCGATGCGCGGCGCGTACGTGAACGTCGCGCGCGGCGCGCTGTCGCCACTGATCCGCACCGAGGCCAAGGCGCGCCGCCTGTTCCAGGTCGACACGGACGGCGCCACGCACACGCTGAACGCCATGTCCGGGGGGTATTGCTACCCGGTGGACCGTGCGGGAAATAAAAGTAGCCTCCCCGAGACTGGTCCGCATCGCACCTTGATCGAGGGGCTCGAAGCGGCCGTGTACGTGATCTGCTCGCAGCGCGCGGACGTCCTGCCGGAAGGCGTGAACATGGGCGTCAACCCGCAGGGCGTGAGCTACCTGACCACTTTGCCGCGGAGATAAACATGGCAGTCGATCGCAAAATCACGCCCAAGGCGCCGTCGCAGCGCCCGTCCGATTTCTACAAGGGCAAGCAACAGGGCGGCGCGTACGGCCGCGCCGAGAAGGTCGGCGAACGCATGTCGGGCGGTCCGATGCGCGAAAAGCTGCACAAGCCGGGTCTGTGATCGTGAAGAAGCGCCGCGAATTCCAGGGTACGCGCTCCGAGTCGCGCCCGGTCGGCGACTTCTTCGCCGAGAAGACGGCGAAGAAACCGAACGCCGACGATCGCCCGAAGCGCACACCGCGCGATCGCGGCACCGGTACGTCGCTCGAGCGCAAGCTCCACGGCAAGGTGATCGGCTGATCCCTCCATGGCCCGCTCGAAGAAGCCGAAGAAGCAGGACGACAAGCCCGCGGTCGAGACACTGGACGCGCGGGCACTCGACGCTGAGAAGACGGGCGAAGAGATCGAAAACTGGGCCGACAAGCCCGATTCCGACGCCTATACCGAAGCGGCGAAGCTGTACCCGAAGATCGCGAAGTGCTACCAGAACAAGCAGGAGCAGATGGACCGCTGCGAGGAGTACTGGTCCATCTACAACGCCCAGCCGGACGAGAATCAGCAGTATTCCGGCAATTCCCAGTGCTACATCCCCGCTGTCCGCAACGCCGTCAACGCGCGCGTGAAGCGGACGCTGGCGCAACTCTTCCCCGTGAACCACAAGCATATCGGCGCGACCGGACCGGACGGCAACATCCCGTTCGCGCAGATCAGCCTGCTCGAGCATTACATCCGCTCGGCCGCCATCAAGGATGTCGTGCGCGCGGACCTGATCTCGGGCGACGTGACCGGGCAGTGGAACCTCTACGTCGACTGGTCGCGAACGCAGCGCAGGATCACCGAACTGATCAAGAAGCCGCCGATTCTCGAGGATCATGAGCTGGGCGGAGAGGTCGAAGACGTTACCGCCGATGAGGACGACTGGGACTGGGAAAAGGAATCGAAAGACGTCACGACCGAAGGGCCGGACATCGTTCAGTTCGCCACCGAGGATCTGGCCGTCTATCCGCCGACCTGCAACGACATCGAGAAGGCTACTGCGACTGCGATCCGGCTGCGCCTGACGATCGATGCGGTGGAACGGTTCGTCGACGAAGGCGTCTTCGTCGGCGTCGAGGCGAAGGAACTGATCGACAACCTCGCAAAGCCGGACGGCGGCCGCGAGAAATACGTTCCGCCGAAGAAGCGCACCGGCGACGCCGGCATCCGCACGGAAGGCACGTTCAAGTATGCGCTGATCTACGAGGTTCACACGAACCTCGATCTCGGCAAGGGCAAGGAGCCGTGCTTCGTGTACTTCGCCGGCCAGGACGTGATCCTGGGGATCATCCGCAATCCGTTCTGGTCGGGCAAGCGGCCGATCATTTCGGCGCCGATCGAGCGCATCACGGGCTCGTTCTTCGGGATCTCGAAGATCGAGCCGGTTAAGTTCCTGCAGTGGAACCTGAACGACTTCTGGAACATGGGGCAGGACTCGGCGCAGTACAGCCTGCTACCGATCACGATGGTCGACCCGCTGTCGAACCCGAACTACCAGTCGATGGTGGTAGGCCTCGCCGCGGTGTGGCTGACGGACCCGAGCAAGACGAAGTTCGCGAATTTCCCGGCGATCTACAAGGACGCGATCCCGCTCTGCGAGAACCTGAAGCAGCAGATCAACGAGTCGATGGACGTCAACGACGCCATGCTCGGGAAGATGCCCGCCGGCCGGAAGAACCAGGCGCAGATGGCTGCCATGGCGCAGCAGCAGGAATCGAACATCATCGACAACGCGAAGCGGTACGAGGAAGTCATCCTCAATCCGCTGGTCGAATGGATGTTCGAGCTCGATCGCCAGTTCCGTACCGAGGAACTGACGGTCGAAGTGCTCGGCGAGCTCGGCGCGCGCGCCAACCTGCAGACGATCCCACCGCAGGCGTTCGGCGAACGCTACTTCTTCCGCTGGTGCGGCACGTCGTATCAGCAGAACCTGCAGCGCATGCAGCAGATGATCGCCTGGATGAACGTGCTGCGCGGCATCCCGCCTCAGCAGCTCGACGGCCGGCGCCTGAACATCGGACCGATCCTCGAGTACGGTACGGAGCAGATCTTCGGGCCCGAAGTCGCGCCGCGCATCCTGATCGACGAGCGGAACCTATTCCATCTCGATCCTCAGGACGAGAACCTGATGATGCACAACGGCCTGCCGGCTGAGATCCATCAGGCCGACGACGATCGCGCACACATCGCAGCGCACCTACAGGCCGCGCAGCTCACGGGCGATCCGGCTGGTTTGTTCCGCGCGCACGTTCAGCAGCATCAGCAGGCCATGCAGGCGAAGCTCCAGGCGCAACAGGCGCCGAAGCAGCCGCAGGGGCAACCCGGCGTGCCGGGCGGCGCGGGGCCGGGTGTTGCAGGAACGCCGCGTGCCGGCGCACAGCCGGGGCAGCCTCGACCGCAGGGGCCGGCCGGCATGATCCATCCGGACCAGATTGCGTCACCGATGGCGGGGCCGCGATGAAGCGCTTCGTGGCCCGGTGCACGCCGTGGGGAACCATCCAGACTGGCATTTTCTTCCGTTCTCTGACGGGGATCGAGAAGGACGCTGTGATCGCGCACGAGCGCGCGCACCTGATTCGTCGCGATCCGCTGCGCCGGCTCTGGTGGCTGCTGACGATGCAGCTGATCTTCCGTCCCGAATGGGTCTTCGCGCGCGTGCGCGAGCAGGAACTGGCGGCGGACCAATACGTGAAGGAGCAGGGCCTGGTGGCCGGATTGCGTATGTTCCTGCACCGCCACCCGCACCCGGGCAGCGCGCTGCATCCGAGCTCACAAGAAAGGCTGGAGGCGCTCCGTGTCTGATGCTTTTTTCATCGTGCCATACCAGGTCAAGGCGGAAGGCAAGGACGTCCCGCCGAATGAGATCCAGACGGCGATCAATTCGCTCGCGAACCAGATGACGACTGCACTCAACGTGCTCGGCAATGGAGCGAGCCCGCAGTTCGCCGCAGCGATGCTCGCCTGGTTCAACAGCCTGCCGACTTCGCTTCCGGCCACGTCCGGCGTGCTCTGGAACAACGGCGGCACGCTCGCCCAATCGTGAGGTATCCCATGAAGAATATTTTCGCAGCACTGCTCGCGCTGGTCTGCTCGACCGTGTTCGCGCAGAGCTACCCGTCACCGACGTACAACAACCTGACGGTGCAGGGCACCGCGACACTGACGAACCATCCGCTTGCGGTGTCGTCCGGCGGGACGAATTCCGCGACGGCCAGTGGCACGGCACTGGACAACATCACGGGGTTTTCGAGTACCGGATTCCTGACGCGGACTGGCGCCGGCGCGTATTCGTTTCAGAGCCTGACGAACGGCATCGCGCTTTCGAACATCGCGCAGATCGCCGCGAACACCCTGCTTGGCAACGCGACTGGTTCGACCGCTAACGTCACCGCAGTGACCGTGACTGGATGCAACGGCGCTGCCCAGGCGCTGCAATGGACGAACGGGTCGGGATTTCAGTGCAATTCGTCGATCGCGACTTCGGGCGCGAACGCCAATATCACGAGTCTGTCAGGTCTCACCACTGCACTTTCCGTCGCACAGGGTGGTACCGGACGACAGACGCTCACCACGCACGGGGTTCTGGTCGGCGAAGGGACGGCCGCCATCAATCAGTTGGCGGTGGGGACGACTGGACAGGTTCTGGTGGGCGCTACAGGCGCGGATCCGGCATTCGGGTCGAGTGTGGGCGCTCTCACCTTTTCGGGCGCAATTACCCCTTCCTCGACGGCAGGTATCGTCGGAACCGCGACAAACGACAACGCGAACGCAGGTAGCTTCGGGGAATACCTTTCAAATACGACAACCGGCACGTCGGTGACGACACTGACGACATTTAACGCCACTAGCGTTTCGCTGACTGCTGGTGATTGGGATGTGACTGGGGTTATTAAATGGAACCCGGCCGGGTCGACAGTCATCGCTCAGACTGCCGCCGGGATCAGTACTACGTCAGCAACTTTCGGTGCCACGGGAACTATCGCATCGACCCCGGTCGTTTCCAATAGTCCCGGCGGCTCCTATGTTTTGGTGGCACCGGTAGTGCGAATTTCTCTCGCATCCACCACAACTGTCTACATCGTAGGAAATGCAAATTTCAGCACAAGCACGATGACCGCAGACGGATTCATTCGCGCTAGACGGGTGAGATAAATGGCCACATACAACGCAGCACCGGCAACGGTCGTCAAAGCAACGTGCCAGGGCCTCTCGTCATCGGGGGCTTTATTGATCCCGGGACTTCAAATCGGCGATGTGGTGATCAAGATTCAGCCCGCAGGATTTGACGGCGGGTTCGAGGATGCAGTGTCGATCGCCGGTCAGCTTCAGCAAACAACCAATCTCGATTGGTCGCCTGTCGACTTCACGTTCTACTTGCTGCGCGGCGTTTGATCCGGCGGGAAAAAATCGTACTGTCCGCACAACCCTGATCAGGAGATCATCGTGCGCGAAACCATTCTGGCCCGTCTCGTCGGCCTCGTCTTTCCGGCGGTCGGCGCCGGCAACCCGCCGAACATCCCGGACAATGGCGCGATGCCCGATCAGATCGGACTGGCCAATGCGGTTCTGGGCATGAACCCGTTCCAGGAAACCGGCTACAACGTCGCCGCCAACACGTCGGGCTTCACGCTCAGCGCCGCGCAGGTCTCCGGCGCCGCGCAGAACTTCCTGAACCTCACTGGCACGCTCGGCGCTGGCGCGAACGCGCAGCTGCCGACGGTGGCCGCGCTTCTTGCGCAGCTGCCGACGGTGGTGCAGAACGCGCCGATCGGGCTCAGTTTCCAGCTGCGCGTCATCAACAGCTCGAGCGGCGCGTTCGCCTGGACGGTGACGACGAACACGGGCTGGACGCTCGGCGGCACCATGACGATCGCGCAGAACACCTGGCGCGATTTCATCGTCACCATCACCAGCGCGACGACCGCAACGCTTCAGGCGGTCGGTACGGGCACGCAATCGTAAGGGCAGTCATGAGCAAGCTCCTGCAGCGACTTCTCGGTTTCCTGTTTCCTGGCGTCGACGACGACTCTGCGGATCCTGGCGCTGGTGGCGGGGATGACGGCGCTGATCCTGGCGCTGCTGGCGGTGGCGATGCTGACGCTGGCGATCCTGGTGCTGGTGTTCCGGAAGACGATTTCGACTTCGATTTCGTCGAGCCGACTCCAGCGCGACGCCCGACTTCCGAAGCCGATCGACTCGCCGCCCTCGAAGCGGAAGTAGAACGTCGCGGTCGCATGGTGGATGCATCGCGTTCGCCTGCTCCGACTGTGCCCGTCGCAGACCGTGATTTCGAAGCCGAGGAGGCGCGCCTCCGCGATCCGAATCTGGATCCGATGGAGCGCTGGCAGATCCAGTCGAACCGCACGCTGCGCCAGAGCCAACAGGCGGCCCAGGCTGCACTGTTCCAAGCGCAGGATCTCCGCGATCAGACGCTTTTCGAATCGAAGATCGCGAGTGACCCGCACCGCGCGCGCTATCGCGACCGCGTCGAGCAGGCCGTGCAGGAAGAACGTCGCGCGGGGCGCAATGCCTCGCGTGAGGCGGTCTATTACTTCCTGCTCGGCAAGGACATCGCGGACGGCAAGCTGAAGCCCAAGGCCAAGGCGAAAGCGCCGGCCGCCGACGTGCCGCGCGGCAAGACCCCGGGCGTGCGCTCGAACGTGCCGCCCGCGCGCGGGCAAACCGAACACCAGAAGCGCGCCGCGCGGCTGGCCGACGTGAACATCTGACCAGCACGAGGACACCATGCTGACGAAAATTCTGGCCCTCCTGACGGGCCTCATGTTCCCCGGGGTGACGAACCAGTCGTCGAGCTTCACGGCTGACGTCGAAGCGTACATCCAGGAAGAGGTCGAGCCGCTAGCGCGCCGCCAACTGGTTGCATACCAGTTCGGCAAACCGCTCAAGCTCGACACGAACCGCGGTACGACGTACACCGCGTCGCGCTACCAGCGCCTGCCGCTGCCGTACGCGCCGCTGCAGGAAGGCGTCGCGCCCCCGGGTGAAGCGATGACGCTGCAGCAGGTCAGTGCGACCGCGCAGCAGTGGGGCGACCGCGTCATCATCACCGACGTGGCGAACCTCACGATCAAGCACCCGCTGTTCCAGCAAGCCTGCGAACTGGTGTCGCTGCAGATGCCGGAAACGCTCGAGCGCAACACGCTCAACACGCTGTTGTCTGCGCCGCAGGTGAACTACGCCGGCGGCGCCGCAAACCGCGCCGCGCTGACGGCATCGAACGTGATGTCGCCGCACGAATCGAACCGCCTGTTCGCGTCGATGGCCGCGTACGGCGTGCCGCGTTTCAACGGTGACGAACGCGAAGACATGATGATCGAGGCGGGCGCATACCGAGATCCGTCGCAGACGCCGCGCGTCAAGCAGCATTACGTCGCACTGATCAGCCCGTTTTCCGCGCAGGACATGCGCGAGAACGCGTCGGTACAGCAAGCGTGGGCTTACAGCGACGTCAATCGGCTCTACAACAACGAGCTCGGCGACTTCGGCGGCATCCGGTTCTGCGAAACGAACATGATGCCGTACTGGACAGGCGCGGCCGCGATCAACGGTACCGCGTCGACGTCGGGCGGCCAGCTCGCGACGGGCACGTATTACATCCAAGTCACCGCCGCGCCGGCGTTGACGTCGGTCGAGCAGACGATCTATCAGGTTTCGTCGTCGATCAGCGTGACGGGCCCGACCGGCTCGATCTCGGTGACGCTGCCGTCGTTCCCGAACTACGTGTTCAACGTCTATATCGGCACCACCACCAGCCCGGCTAACCTCGCCACGGCGATCGGCAACGGCGTGCCAGTAACCGGTGTGCTCGCCGGCCAGGCGACGCAGCTGCAGCCGAACCAGACGATCACGCTGACCGGCGTCGGCGTCTCGCAGGTTCCGCCGGCCGCGCCGGCCAACGGCGTGTCGGTGTTCCCGGTGCTGTTCATCGGCAACCACAGCTACGGCCAGGTGCTGCTCGAGAACCCCGAGTTCCACTACCTGACGGGCGCCGACAAGTCGGATCCGCTGAACCAAACTCGGGTCGTATCGTGGAAGGTTTTCTACGGCTCGATCCTGCTCAACACGGCCTTCCTGGCCCGCGTTGAATGCGGCTCCGCATTCGCACCGGGCTACCAGGGCGGCACCGTGACCACCCCGTAAGGAGTAACTGATGGCCGCACGTAACTCGCAGGAGCCGGGCAAACCGGCTCCGGGGTCGGCTGATGCCGACGAATTGCTCGGCGGTGCCGCGCCGGTCGAGGAAAGCCGCGAAGAGCTGCTCGAGCGTATCAAAGCGCTCGAAGCCGAGAACGCCAAACTGGGGGCCGCGAAGGATATCGCCGAGGAAGAATCGGCGCGTCTGTCGGCGCAGGCCCAGTCGGCCCTGCTGACGTCTGGCGTTGTCGAACGCTTCGCAGGCAAGGCCGAGGACGGCGAGACGGATCTCTGGTGGTATCGCATCGACCTCGCACCGTGTGGCGGCGAGCACCTGAAGATCAATGGCACGCCGTATCTGCATGGCCACACGTACAAGTTCGACACGGACACCCTCCGCTCGATCAAGGAAATGGTCGCGCGCACCTGGGTGCACGAGAACGACATCAACGGCCACGCGTTCAATCCGTATCGGCAAGCGCAAAACAAGGTGCTCGGAGGCGGCCCCGTGCCGGCCTGGGCACGATCGTAATTCTCCACCCGGAAAGGAAGACCATGTCGCAAGCCTCTCAGGAAGTTACGGCTGCAACGGTGATCGGCAACTTCTCGATCACTCTCCCGGCGCCGAATCAGGCGCAACTCTCGGCCAGCGGTTATCTGGTCGAGGGCGAGGATAAGGCGTCGCTGGACGCCCGGATGGACACCGTGCGCGAGGCGCTCCAGCGTCAGCAACGCATGCTGGAGATCCCGGTCCTCGAAGCCCACATCGAACAGTGGGAAAAGGCGCGTGACGACGTCGCACGCTCATATGCGGATCTGCTCGAGCGCCACAACGCGAAAGCGGCCGGCAAGACCGGTTCGAAGGCGCTGTCGAGTCAGGAGCAGGCGAATCTGAAGAATGCGCCGCAGCAGTTGAAGGGCATCGAGGCCGAGCTCGAGAAAGCGCGCAAGAAGATCGAAGCCGCGCGCGCTGGAGCATGAAATGGCCTACCTCCAGGCCCAGCAGATCGTCGCGCGCGCCTGCGCGATTGCGAAGGCGCCGGGATGGTTGTCGCAAGGCGGCATCTATCTGAACCTGGTCCTGGAGGACCTATGGCTTCATCGCGACCTGAAGATCAATCGGGTTGTTGAACCGGTCATTGTGCAGGCGAACAACTACGGACCGTTCGTGTTGCCGCTGAACTACCTGCGCACGTACGACCTGTTCTTCCAGCAGAACAACCTACCGTATTTCCTGCACCCGATTTCGCCAGAGGAGTGGGACCAAGAGTTCAAGGATCCATCGATCGCGAACTATCCGTACGAGTTCATGACGCTGCTGTACGATGAGACGACGGCGCAGGCGAACAACTCGGCGGGGCAGCTCTTCATCTACCCACAGTCGTCGGGGCAGATCACGCTCACCCATCGGTACATGGTGAAGCAGCCGGACATCACGACGCCGGAATCGTCGACGGTGATCCCCTGGTTTCCGGACCAGAACTATCTGATCAAGGCCACCGCGGTAGAGCTGATGGGCGAGACGGACGACGTCCGGCAGGAGTCGTTCCGTGCGCAGTGCGAGGCCATGCTGCGCACGCACCTGATCATGGAAGGCGACGAGCAGCAAGTCGTCAAGTCGGTGCGGCTCGATCCGCGGCGCTTCCACACGAATCGCACGCTCAAGCCGACGAAGATCACGGACTAGGGCCATGGCTATCCGCAATGCGAAGCCGGTCCGGTTCACCCCGAAAGGGCTGTGCGACGCGTTCGACGCGACAGATGCGTTCGCCGGCGCGTGCCAGCTCCTGAGCAATCTCGTATTCGACCAGGGGAATCCGGAGATCGTCGTCGCGCGTCCTGGCGTAGGCGCCGCGGTCACGTTGTTCGGCTCGTTCGCATCCCCGACGTTCGTCTCGGTGTACATCGTGGTCGGAACCATGGTGTACGGGATGGTATCGACCGGGCGGAACGCAGGCAATGACGAGCCGTTCGCCTACAACCTCCTCACGAACAGCTTCGTGACCGTCACCGGCGTCACCGCCGGGAACACGCCGGCCTCGCCGGCGACGAGCGGTCCGTGGACGCCTCCGACGATGGCTGTCATCGGTACGAGCATCATTGTCACGCACCCGGGTTTCAGCGGATCCGGTTCGAACTTCTTCGGCGTTATCAATATCAGTAACCCCGCGTCGCCGGCGTGGAGCGCATCGAACCTCGCCACGAACGCTCTGCCCGGCGTGCCGACGGCCGTCGCGAACTTCAACAACCGGGCATGGTACGTGGTGGCGAACGTGGTGTATTTCAGCGATGCGCTTGCGCCGACCACGCGCACCAACGCGACGCAATCCATCACGGTTGGAGACACGACGCCGATCACGGCGTTCTCGGGCCTGCCGGTTCAAACGACGTCGGCCGGCGTGATCGGCGCGTTGGTGGCGTTCAAGCAGAGCCAGGTATGGCAGATCACGGGCGACACGACCACGAACAATCTGGCGCTGAACTACATTTCGCTGACGACCGGTTGCATTGCGCCGCGCAGCGTCGTGCAGGGCCCGTTCGGCATCTTCTTCGCCGGCATCGATGCGCCGTATATCCTGAACTTCCTCGGCACGCTCGTGCCGTTGTCGAGCCGGCCAGGTACCGACTTCCCGGCAGATCTTCAGGTGCCGTTTCAGAATGCGACGCAGCCATCGCGGATCAGCGCCGCGTTCGCCGGGAACATCTATCGCGTGTGCGTGCCGACCTTGATTCAAGGTCAGGCCCAGACGAACGACTACTGGTACGACATCCGCAGAAAACGGTGGAGCGGCCCCCATACCTTCACCTACGATTGTGCGGCTCAGTACGGTGAATCGTTCGTGCTGTCCGGCGCATCGTCCGGCGCGGCGCTGTTCGTGAGCACCACCATCCCGACAGCGAACTCCGTGTACCTGGACTCAGGGGCGTCGTTTCTCTGTCACTTGCGATCGTCGAACTTCCCGAAGACCGGCCATATGCAGCAGGTCCAGGTCGTTGAATCGACGATCGAGCTGGCGTCGACGGGCGCCGCGGTGAACTTCAACCTGACGGTTTTGGACGATCAGCAGAATACGCTCGCCACAACGTACATCCAGACGAATTCTTCGGGCTCCACGTGGGGCGGATTTCTTTGGGGCGGCGCCAACTGGTCATCGAACGGCAGCATCCCGCACGTGTTCGGCATCCCATGGCCGAAGGCACTCGTCTTCCAAAAAATGTCGATCGACGTTTCGATGACCCCAGTCAACAAGACTCAGATCGGTACCTTCTTCGCGCGGTATCAGGACACCGGCTATACGAACCAGGGGTAGAACATGTCGAACATCATCGGAAACCTACCGGTCGCTCTGTCCAACGGTACGACCGCCGACGCATCTCAGGTCATGACCGACCTGAACTTCATCGTCAACCAGGTGAATGCGAATGCGCTGCCGAACGGGGCGACCAGCATGCCGAGTCTCGCCACGATCGGACCGGTGATCACCCTGTTATTGAGTGCGACGGGCGATCCGGGCCTTCAGATCACGAATACCTCGGGCGCGGACGGCGCAGTACTCATGCTTCTCGGAAACGGCGTGACTACACCGAGTAAGCGAATCCGTGTGATGAACGGCGTTCTCCAGTTCATCAATGATGCGAACACGGTGGTAATCGGATCACTCGATGACAACGGAAACTTCATCGCGAAAGGAAATATTTCTGCATCGGGCAGCGCATTTATCACCGGAAGCATGACGGTCGGCGGCGACATCACGGCGCAGTCCGACCGCCGCACGAAATCCAGAATTAAGCGCATCCGTAACGCCACTGAAACCGTGTTGGCGTGGGTAGGCGTCACGTTCCAGCGCAAAGGCGACAAGACGAAGCGGCGGCACGCCGGCTTTGTCGCCGACGATATGCCGGTGGAACTCGTCCATACGGATGAAAACGGGATCAAGAGCCTGGCATATGGCAACGCCACGGCCTACCTCGCCGAAGCGTTCAAGGAGCTCGAATCACGAGTGCGCAAGCTGGAGGCAGCGAAGTGACTCTCCCGGCCTCGTTTCCGCTTTCGATGTCCCAGGTTGCGACCGAGCTGGGCCTGTCTCTCCCGCTGTCGATGAGCAATTCGTGGGTGATCGCGTTGGCGGGAAAGAGTGCGCTTCCCGTCAGCTTCTCGAACCTGCTTGGCAAAACTGGGCGCTTCGACGGGAATTTGACCACACAGAGCGGGGGAACGTCTCCGCCCACGGTGAAGGTAATTCCGAATGCGACGTTTTTCGGCGGCACGATCGCCACCGTGGCAAGCAATACGGGCGGTGGATGCAGTCTGGTGTTTTCGTCGACGCCAAACTGGACCGGAAAAATCCGGATCACCAACAACACGCTCGGTCTATCTGCGGTGTTTACCTTCGCTGGCGGAAATCTGTGGACCACTTCGACCGGGGGAGGATTCATCGGAACGGTGGGTTCGACCTACAGCTTCACCATCTTGCCCTCGAGCTGATCAACTCGGGAAACAAAACTACCATCACCACCAACAATCGGGGAAACCATGGGAAACCGGACTCTCACCGAAGACGACGTCAAAGCGATTGCCGAGCAGATCGAAAGCGGCATCACCCAGCGTTTCCAGCTCAATGTCGGCCGCGGGATTCTGGGTCTGGTGTGGCGCGTTTTCATGTACGCCCTGGTTGCCGTCGCAGCCTACGGAGCAGGCGGCGGCCTCAAGAAGTTCTTCTAGGAGATGGACATGCTCGAATCGATCAAATCCGCCATCGAGGCACGCTTTCAGGCGCTGGCCAATGACGGCCGTGCCTTCGTCGACAAGGTCGAGGAAATCGTGGGGCTCGGCAACGCCGCGAAGGAGCTGTCCGACCTGGAATCGCGCGTGACCTCGATCGTCAACGATGCCGAGGCCACCGTCGAGAAGAAGGTCGAGCAGATCCTGCACACGGTGGGCAAGCTGTGAGCAGCTTCGACGACGCCTTCGCGGCCCTGATGGGCAACGAGGGCGGGTATTCGAACAACCCGGCCGATCCTGGTGGCGAAACGATGTGGGGTGTTACTGCTCGCGTCGCGCGTGCCCATGGGTACGGCGGTGATATGCGCCAGTTGCCCCAGACCACGGCGAAGTTGATCGCGAAAACTGTCTACTGGGATCCGTACTACTGCGACCAGTTCGATCCTCGCATCGCGTTCCAGGTGTTCGACGCCGCATACAACGGCGGTCTGCCTGTGACGTGGCTGCAGGAAGCTGCCGGCCTGAAGCCCGATGGTCGCATTGGCCCAGTGACGATCGCCGCGGTGAACGCGGCCGATCCGTTGCGGATCGTTGCGCGCTTCCTCGCATACCGGTTGAAGTATCTGGCCGATCTGCACAACTGGCCAGCATTCAGCCACGGGTGGGCGAATCGCATCGCCAACAACCTTTTGAAGGGAGCCGCGTGATGGGATTCCTTGATCCGATTTCCGCAGTCTCCGACGTTGTCGGGAAAATCATTGACCGGGTTTGGCCGGACCCGGCGCAGGCGGCTGCGGCGAAGCTTCAGTTGCTGCAGCTGCAGCAGACTGGCGAACTCGCACAGATCACCGGTCAGATGCAGATCAATCAGGCCGAGGCCCAAAGCAGCGATCCGCTGCAGCACTGGCGTGGCGGGATGGGTTGGGTGTGCGTGGCCGGCTACGCATGGAACTTCGTGCTGCGTCCGGCGATCAGCGACATATCCGCGCTGTTCGGGCATCACATCGTCTTGACGGAAATGGACCTTACGCAGCTCGCGACGATCACGATCGGCATGCTCGGCCTCGGCGGGATGCACGTCTATCAGCAGGTCAAAGGGAAATGAACAACCTGATCCGAATCGGTGCAGGTATCGACACGGCCCCGTTGCTACTTGCCATCGCGCGTCAGCCTGGTCTTTGGAATCGGCATACCGCCCGTACCGATCCAAAAGGCGGTCCTCACGCTGATGTCTCCGACATCTGGCTTCGGTACAACGACGAGAAGCCGTATAAGGCCGCCGGTGACTACACCGGATTCAACGATGCGCACGATGCGATCTTCTATCCGGAATGGTACGCGCTGCCGCAAGTACGGCCGATCGTGTTTGGGTTGATGGCGCGCGTCGAGGGAACTCGGCTGGGTGGCGTCCTGGTCACGAAGATTCCGGCAGGGAAGCGCGTGCTGCCGCACGCCGACGACAACTGGCACGTGCGGCACTACAACACCAAGCTTTACGTCCCGTTGCAGTCGAACGCGAAGTGCTGGAACCGGGTGGAGGACGAAACGGTGGTGATGGCGCCGGGCGAAGTCTGGTATTTCGACAACACGAAGGAGCACGAAGTGGTCAACGAAGGCGACGACGATCGGATCACGTTGATCGTGTCGATCAGGTGCGAGAAATGACCATCAAGCATCACTTCACCGCCGGCGGCGTATATGCCCGTGAACAGACGCTGCGCGCCGGCGAGGAAGTGCAGAAGCACGTGCACGACTATGACCACCTCAGCTATCTGGCGCACGGCACCGCGATGCTCGACGTCGACGGGGAGCTGAGCGTGCTGCACGGTCCGTGCATGCTCGAAGTGAAGGCCGGCCGCGTGCATCGCATTACCGCGCTGACAAACCTGACATGGCTCTGCATTCACGCTGAAAGCGTTGCGGACCCGGAAACGTTGATGAAGGGGTGAAGCCATGCCGTGGGGAGCAGTCGCTGGGGTAGTCGGGAGCGTCGCAGGCTCCGCAATTTCCGGGGCCATGTCGCCTAGCACGTCGGGCGGCGGCGGATCCTATTACGTACCCACTGGGTTGCCAGCCGCAGATTCGGGCTGGATCGGCTTGCTCGGACAGCTCGGCAACACGTACTACGGCACCAATCCCGACATCCTTAACACGCTGCAGACCGCGTTCGGCAATTCGCTGAACGCGAACGGGCAGTACGCGCCGGGCTACCAGAATGCTGCGAATGCTGCCGGCACAGCGTACGGCAACCTCGCGAACTCGATGGGCACGCAGGCGACCGGCAATTACGGTATGCAGAACGCGCTGCAACAGGCTGGCGCGAACGTCTTCAACATGGCGCTCGATCCACAGAACGCTCTGTATAACCGCACGGTACAACAGCTTCAGGATCAGACGGGCATCACTAACAGCATGTATGGGCTAGGCTCGTCCGCCGCGGGCGCCGGAGTTGCAAACCAAGCGCTGTCGAACTTCAACATCGATTGGCAGAACAACCAGCTCGGGCGAGCGGTTCAGGGCCTTGGGGCGTATGCGGGCGCCGGGAATACGGCGCTCAACTACGGGCAGTTGGCGAACCAGCAAGCGTCGGCGGCGCCGGGGTACATGCTGTCGGCCGGCTCGACGCCGTACACGACCGCGACGACGCTGGCCGGTGCTCCCATTTCGATGACGAATGCGTACACGGGCGCGCTGAACAGCGGCGTGTACGGTCCGATCGAGGGCATCCAAGGCCAGATCATCCCGTACATGAACCAGGGTATCGGCGCGCAGGCGGTGCCGTTCCAGAGCCAGGCGCAGGGCGCGGGAGCGCTCGGCAGCATGGTTTCGCAGGGAATCAGCGGCCTTGGTAGCAACTCACAGGTTCAAAACGCTTTCTCGAACTTCTTCAGTCCCGCAAGCGGATCATTCAGCGGTGGCGATTTCAGCGGTGCTTTCACGTCCAGCCCGTACTACTCGGGCGGCGGGAACTCGTACGGTTTCACGATGGGGTAAGCCATGGCCGGACTCGCAGGGCTTCCGTACTTCCTACAGTACCAGCAGCAAGCTCAGGAGAGCGCGCTGCGGCGTCAGTACGCGCAGTTGCAGCTTGCATCGTTCCAGCAAGAGCAGCAGGATCGTCAACGCAAACAGGCTGCACTCGAGGCGGCTGGGAACGCGCTGCCGATGCTTCTTGCACCGCAAGGGCAGCAGGGACAGCCTGCGCAAATGCCGCCCCCGCCGCAAGCGCCGAACCCTGGTCAGGCGTCCATGCCGGCTCCGCCGATGCAGTCTACGCCTGCACTGGGGCAGATTCCTCCGTTGCCTCCCGGGATGCCGCCAGGCGTGTCTGGAACGACCGGCGCCATTGGAAAGCCTCCGCTTCCTCCGTTCCAACCCATGCCGACTGCAGGTTCTCCGGCGCAAGCCACGCCGCCGCCGCAGATTCCGGCTCCTCCGTCGAACGTTCCGGGACCGATGCAGCAACCGTCCGGGCCGCTTTCGCTCGACGGTGCCATCAAGGTGCTGAAGGATCAGGGGTTGTCTGGCGCCGACCTGATGGCCGGCTTGCAACAGCTGACACCGATTCTTGATTCGCAGGCGAAGCAGCAAGCTGCGCAGATCCAGCAGCAGTTCCAACACCAACTGCAGATCGCTCAGCTTCAGGAACGCTACGACGCGCTGCGCCAGCGGGCCGAGGACAATGCACTGAACCGCGAAGATCGTCGGCAAGCCCGCGCCGAATCGAATGCGCTGCGTGCTGAATCGATCGCACTTCGCCGGCAGGCGATCGCGATGGCAAACGGTGACGACGCGAAATTCTCGCCCGACGATCTGAAGTTCCTGGCGGAGCAGGCGCGCGCGGGTGACACGTCGGTCTACCAGAACCTCGGCCGCGGCGCACAGGGCGCGAAGAACATCATCGCGCTGCGCCGCGAGGTGATGCGCCAGGAACGCGAGGCGGGCGGCACCGGCGCGGATATCGCCGCCGCGAACGCCGGCTTCCAGGGCGAGAAGGCGGCCGCGCGGACGGGCGCCACGCGCGCGGCGAACATCGGCATGGCCGTCGCGGAAGCGCAGAAGACTTTCCCGCTCGTGCGCGAAGCGTCTGCCGCACTGCCGCGCACCGAGTTTCCGGGCGTGAACCGCGCGATGCAGGCGGCCCAAACGGGCACGGGCGACCCCCGTGTCGTTGCGCTCGGCACCGCACTGAACACGTCGGTGAACGCCTACGCGCGCGCGATCAGCCCGACCGGCGTGCCCACGGTGTCCGACAAGGAGCATGCACGCGAACTGCTGTCCACTGCCAGCACGCCCGAGCAGCTGAACGCGGTGCTGTCGATGATGGAAAAGGAAATGGCTGCGGCGCGCCAGGCGCCGACCGAAGTGCAGGCACAGCAGAAGGCCCGCATTTCCGGCCGCGGTGAAGGCGCGCCGGCGGTCGGTACGGTCGAGGGCGGTTACAGGTTCAAGGGCGGTGACCCGTCGAAGCAAAGCAACTGGGAGAAGATGTAATGGCCGGCCCGTGGGAAAAATACGCGCAGGACACTGCAGCTTCCGCTACGGGGCCGTGGGACAAATACGGTGCTGCGCCGGCGGCCCCGCGCGGCGCGGTCGCGGCTCTCGATCGCTTGCCGCCTGAAGGACCGACGCCAGCTCAGGTGTCGAAGCATGCCGATACCATCGCGGAGCGCCTGCTTGGCCTAGGCAAGAGCGCGGTCGGGCTCGGTGAAGCCGGCCTGTCGGCTGCAACCGGCGCGCTGGCCGCGCCCGTAGGCGCCGCATACGGTATCGGCAAGACGCTCACGAGTGGCAAGTACGGCACGCAGCAGGGTATCGACGAAGGCGAACGCGCCGGTGCTGCGTTGGCCAACAAGCTGACGTACCAGCCGCGCACCGAGGCCGGCCGGGCCGATGTCGAGGCGCTCGGCAATTCTGGGCTGATGCACGCGCTGCAAGGCCTGCCGGTCGAGTCCCCGATGATCGCGCGGATCCCGGAAGTGCCACGCGGCGTGTTGGCGACTGGTGAGGGAGCGGCCGGCGCCGCCCGAGCTGGTGCGAACGCCGTCGGCCGCGGTGCCGTGCGCGCCGCTGCTCGAGCGCTGCCCGAAGTCGATCCCGAGACGCTGCGGCTCGCGCGCGAGGCGCACGAGATGGGTTTCCGCTTCCGGCCGGACCAGATGTACGAGAACAAATTCGGGCGCATCGCCGGGCAGCTGTCGTCGGACGTGCCATTCTCCGGCGAGACGTCGGGCGCGAACCAGCGCGTGTTCAACCAGCGCTTGATCCAGTCGATCGGAGGTGAAGGTGACAAGCTGACGCGCCAGGTGTACGCCAACGCGATGAAGAAGTCGGGGACCGAGATCGACGCAATCACGGCCGCCCACAGCATCCCGGTCGACAACGCATTCCTGAATCGCCTGCAGCGCGCGAAGGGCAACCAGCTGCCGGAAGTGCAGGGCGTCGTGCAGGGGTATATCGACGATCTGGAGGCGCTGGCCGGCCCGCGCCAGACGCTCGCCGGTGGTGGCGCGGTATCTGCTGCGCGGCAGCTTGATGGGGCGAAGTTGCGCCCCTTCCTGACGAAGCTGAAGTCGACGATCCGCAGCACGTCGAACGGGGATCTGCGGCACGCGCTGAGCGATCTGCAGGGGGAAATCGAAGATTCGTTCCTGCCGCAGTTGTCGGCCGATGAAGCGGCGCGCTATGCGGCCGCGCGACGTCAGTATGCGATCGGGAAGACGATCGAGCCGCTCGTGGCTAAGTCGCCGGGCGGAAATATCAGTCCGAAGGCATTGATGGGCGCAGTCACGTCGAACGCGTACGGTAAGCGCGCGATGGCGATGGGCCAGGGCGGCGAGCTGGGCAAGCTGGCGGACATCGGTTCGCTGTTTCTGCGCGAGCCCGGCACGTCCAACACGGCCGAGCGCGGTATCGTGGCCGGCGTGCTCGGCGGCGCGGGCCTCGGCGTCAATCCAGCGGCTGCCGTTGCGCCGTGGGTCGCCGCGAACCTGTACAACCGCGCCGGGCCCGCCATCACCGAACAACTCCTTCAACGGCCGCCTGCCCCATGAGAATCCTCGCGATCGACGTCGGCTCGAATTGCCTCGATTGGCTGATGCGCTGCCAGGAGTGGGGGCATCAGGTCCTCTGGTACGACAAGCCGCGCCCGGACGGCACCGACCGCCACGCCGGCGAAGGCATCGTGCCGAAGATCCGTGACTACGACGAGCTGCGTCGGAAGTGGCTGGGCTGGGCTGACCTGATCTACACGCCTGACAACGTCAGCTATCTCGACATGCTTGAGCCGTACCGCCGAATCGGTTATCCGATCTACGGCTGCAACCTGGCGGCCGTCGAATGGGAGCTCGACCGCGAGGCGGGACAGAAGGTCATGGACGAGTGCGGGATGCGGATCATCCCTGGCAAGACGTTCCACGACTACGATTCCGCGATCGCCTACGTGAAGAAGCAGGGCAAGGCGTTCGTGTCGAAGCCGTCCGGTGATGGTGAGCGCGCGATGTCCTACGTCGCCGACAGCGCGGCCGACATGGTCTACATGCTCGGCCGGTGGAACAAGATCGACAAGTACCGCTCTGCCGCGCGCAAAGACGGCTTCATCCTGCAGGAGAAGATCAGCGGCATCGAGATGGCCGTGGGCGGCTTCTTCGGTCCGGACGGCTGGTCGAAGGGCTGGGTCGAGAACTGGGAAAACAAGAAGCTGATGAACGGCGACTTGGGTGTGAACACGGGCGAGATGGGCACCACGGTGCGCGTCGTCCGGCAGTCGAAGCTTGCCGACGAGGTACTGAAGCCTGCCACCGAGCACCTGAAGACGATCGGCTACGTCGGCTACGTCGACGTGAACTGCATGATCCCGACCGACGGGAAGGGACCGTATCCGCTCGAGTGGACGATGCGCGATGGCTGGCCGATCCGGCACAATCTGACCGCCCTGATCGAGGGCGACCCTGCGCAATGGATGGCCGACAAGATCCAGGGCCGCGACACGCTGAAGATCCGCATGGACGAAGTGTGCATCTCGGTGCTCATGGCGTTGCCGGACTTCCCGTACTCGAAGATCACGAACAAGGAGTTGTGCGGAATTCCGATCTACGGCGCCGAAGACATGGAGCATCTGCACTTCTCCGAGGTGATGATGGGCGTCGCGCCGCGCGAGGTGAATGGCAAGGTGGTCGACCTGCCGGGTCCGGTGACGGCAGGCGACTACGTGCTCATCGCGACGGGCACAGGCGAGACGATCACCGGCGCACGCCGGTCGGCGTACAGCGCGATCAAGAAGGTGAAGATCCCGAACAGCCCGTTCTACCGCACCGACATCGGTGTCGGCCGGCTGAAGAAGCAACTGCCCGAATTGCAGGCCATGGGATACGCGAAGGGGCTTTCCTACTAGGAGGACGCCATGCCGATGAAGTCGAAAGCGCAGAACCGCGCGATGCACGCCGCGGCCGAGGGCCGGTCGAAGATCGGTATCCCGAAGAAGGTCGGGAAGGAGTACACCAGCGCGCAGCACGGAAAGTCCACAAAGGGCTTGCCGGAACGGAAACGGGGCAAGAAGTGACACGACGCTCGATGCGCGATGGCCTGATCAGCGAGGATTCGATCCGCGATGTCTTGACAGAGGCGCGCGGCGACCTGTTCCTGGCCTCGTCGCTGCTCGACTGCACGCCGATCGAGCTCGACCGGTACGTGCGCGCGTCGCCGGCGCTGCAGCAGTTCGCCGCGGCAATCGAGACGGTCAAGGTGGATCCGGCCTACTCGCGCATGAGCGCCGAGCAGTTTGAAGCCGCCGTGGCCGACCGCACGCGCGCGTACAAGGTGGTCGGCCTGGACGAGCTGCACAAGCTGGCCACCATGGACCATGGCGGCAGCGGGGCAATGGCGAAGGTCAAGCTGCAAGCCGCGATCGCGCTGCGCGGCAGTGAGCAGCGCGCGGCGGGCGATCGGGAAGTCGAGCATGCCCTGGTCGAACTGAACCAGCTCTACCACGCCAACGCGCCGCGCATTCGCGAGATCCGCCAAACTGTCATCCGTCTTGAAGATGGTCGGGAAGCGATTCAACCAGTGATCGAATCTGGTCTAGATCTTCTATAGCCTTGCGGCGCTTGGCGGCGAGCGTGACCCAGTCCGGCGGGGTCGTCGGGTAGGTCAGGTACTTCGTCAGCGCGATGTGCCCGAGGCGCTTCATCTCGCGCAGCGCAGTCTTGTGGCCGGCGGCGCGCACTTCCCGTTTCGACGCCACGCGCCCCGCGCCGGCCCACTCCCACGCCGGCAGCAGTGCCGCGGATTCGGGCGCCAGGCGCGGCCGGATGTCCCATTCCTCCTGCGGCGCGAGCGACCGGCGCATCAGCATCACGTGCTGCATCGGCACGCCGCTGAGATCCGCCAGTTCCTGGTCGGTCATGCGCCGGCCCTGACAGTGCGCCCACAGCGCGCGCAGCTGCATCTCCGATGGTGTGCGCAGGTCGACCGACAGCTCGTGCTGGCGCCACGTGGGCGCCACCGGGATGATGACCTGGTCGGTGATGCCGGCCGACGCCTGCTCAAGATAGCGGCGCTCGAGCGGGCATTCGAAGAACACCATCACGTCGGCCGGGCCCACGGCAGGCGTCACCTTGCCGCGGTTCAGCAGTACGCCGCCGTTCTCGCGCCAGCGCGCCAGCTGCGTCGCGGCTTCCTTCTGCCACGCCGCCCAGGCGAATATCGGCAGATCCTTCAGCGCTTCGGTGCGCACGAGGATCGGCCGCGCGTTCACGTACGCGCGATGCACGTGCACGTGCGTGAACGCTTCGTGCGCGCGGCGGATCGACGCGACGACGTTGTTCGTGCGGTAGAACTTCATGGATCAGCTCCGGCCGTGGCCCATGCCGCCCGACGCCGCGCTGCGACCGCCGCGCGCAACCGCGCCCGAGGTCGGGCCGTTGCCGGCCGCATTCGGCTCACCGCCGCGCGTCCAGTAGCAGGCGTTCGCGACGATCGTGCGGTCGCAATGGTCGGGCACCGCCGCGCAGGCGGACAGAAGCACAGCAGCGATTACGATCAGGGATTTCATGGTGGTTTCCTAGTGATGAAAAAGCCCGTCCGCCGGACCCCAGCCGAACAGGTACGGAAGGGCGATGAAGGGCCCAAAGAGCAGCCCGAACACGAATCCATCGATGAGCCAATCAGCAGCGCTGTACACGGTCATTTCCTCCGCCGCTTCATGGACTCGAGCAGGATGTCCTGCACTTCCCGCTTCGTTTCGCGGCGCAGCATCACGTCCTCGTCGACGGTGTCGCGCGCGATGATGTGGTAGATGAACATCGGGCGGTTGTGACCGGCCTGCAACTGCCGGACCGGGCCGATCCGTTCGATGATTTGCTGGTATTCCTCGAGGTTCCACCAGTGCCCGAAGACGGCCAGGATGTTGCCGCCGTCCTGCAGGTTCAGGCCGTGGCCGGCGCTGGCCGGGTGCGCGAACATGACCGGGATCTTTCCGGCGTTCCAGTCGCGCAGCGTCTGCGGGTTCTGGTCGAGCTGGCGCCCGCGCGGGAACGCGCGCTGCAGCCGGGCAAGGTCGGATTTGAAGTGGTAGGCCACGAGCACGGGCATGCCCGCGGCTTCCTCGACGATGTCCTCGAGCGCCTGCAGCTTCAGGTCGTGGACGTCCGTCCAGCTGCCTTTCTCGTCGGTGTAGGCCGCGCCGTTCGCCAGCTGCAGACACTTCAGCGTGCGCGCGGCCGCGTTCATGGCCTCGATCGGGTTCTCGTCGATCTCCATGAACATCTTCTTTTCCATGTCCTGGTACAGGCGCCGCGCGCGCGCCGGCAGGTCGACGTAGACCGAGCGCACGATCGGCTGCTCGAGGTCGAACCAGTCGGCCGGGTTCAGTGAGATCGTGCAGTCACGCAGCGCGGCTTGGATCTGTTCCTGGGCGTTCTCGAGCGGCTCCATTGCGTGGTAGCCGCGGTCGCCCTTCATCGGCCGGAACCAGCGCGATTCGAATGCCGTGTACGAGCGCCCCAGCCGCGTGCCGCCGTCGACGAACCACTGCTGCCCCCAGAGGTCTTTCAACCCGTTTGGGGAGGGCGTGCCGGTCAGGTTCGTCCAGCGCCGCACCTTCGTGTGCGCGACCTGGGCGAGTGCGCCGCCGCGCACGCTGCCGCCGGCACCCTTGCGGAGGAATTCCTTGCCGGCCTTGCTACGCTGGTTCGAGATCCGCGTCGACTTCAGCTTCGTGGATTCGTCGGCCACGACCATGCCGAACGGCCACGGGCGGGGGTTGTGCTTGAACCAGTCGATCAGCCAGGGCAGGTTCTCGTAGTTGATCGAGAACACCGGCGCGTCGCGGCGCAGTTGCATCGCGCGCCGGGTCGCGTCGCCGAGGATCGGCACGACTTCCATGCCGGATAGGTGCTCCCACTTTTCGCACTCGTCCGGCCAGGTCGACTGCGCCACGCGCAGCGGCGCGCAGACCAGCGTCGGCTGCGTCTCTATACCGAGCGAATAGAGCGATTCGAGCGTCGTCAGGGTGCTGACCGTCTTGCCCAAGCCCATGCCGGCCCAGACGTTCGAACGCTGGATGTCGGACTGGTGGTCAATGATCAGCCCCTGGTAAGCATGGGGCGCGAAAACGCGGCGGCTCAT